TATATGCATATAGCACAACGGTATAAAAACGGTTGAATTAGATCTTTACTTCATAGAAGGATGAGAGTATAATACTCGTATTGAATAAAGAAACGAGAGAGAGCCGAGTTATGAAAATTATCCTTATTGATGACATAAAGAACGTTCAGAGCTTCAAGCCTGGTTATGAGTTAGTCGAGTATGATGCAGGCACCGACCCTAGCGAAGGGTTCTGCCTGCTGGGTTTCAACGAGATTGGAATGTTCTGTACCAACCCTCAGTACGCTTTCGTTGGAGGTGTGTAATGGACATGTTTAGAGATGAAATTGGTAACTTGATGAATGACCTTGTTATGCTGATCGAAGCAGAAGAGTGCTATAACGAGACATACTACAACAGTGAGTATAAACGTATCACGAATCGCTTGGCTGAGATAGGGGGAACTGAGATATGATTATATTTGAAGGTGATTTCGTTCGTTTGACTGGAGAGTCGCATTGGTTACGTGTTGAAGAGATCGTATTCTTTGACTCTGTTGAATCTAATAACTGTCTATTGTTGTCTGATGGTTACACCGTCCCCGCTCCCATCTCTAACTACATCGATGAGGTTCGCTCTGAAGATGAGCAGATGGAACTTTACGCAGCTGAGGTTATCGAAGCTGAAGCTCCTAAAGATGAAGACTCTGGAGGCTGGCGTAGTCATATATTAGTAAAATGCGCGGTATGCTTTAAACTCATGGGATGGCATGAAGAAACTACGACCGCAACTTGTACTGAATGTGACATGGCCTTGACTACCAGTCGCCATACTGGCCCCTATGGTACGCCCACCATCATAACCTATAGCTATAGTCGGGATTGATTAAATAAATGGTAAAAGGCTTTACATCCACTCAGCATAAGAGTATAATACTCGTATTGAATAAAGAAACGAGAGAGAGTTGATTATGATTAATGTTTACCAGTTTAACCTCCCCTATGAGTATACTCGTGAAGAGTTGAATATGCATCGCGAGTTAACTGTGTTTGGTTCTGAGAACTGGAACTATGCTTGGTTTAAGCAGTTCAAGAAGGTTGCTGAGGTTGCCGCGACTCAGCTTGATGAAGTGTTTATGATCATGAACCGTTGGACTGATACTGATGAAGCGAAGGTGACACGTCTTGAGCGTTTACATTCTCTGAGCGTTGGTGACATTGTTGAGAAGGATGGCGAATACTACATGGTCGGGCGCACCGGTTGGACTTTATTGGCTTCTATGGAGGTAGCAGCATAATGACCGAATCAAAATTTGAAACCGAAACCACCGTGTTTGATCGTGAACATGCCGAGTATACCATGGTGAGTTTTGTTGTTAAAGAAACTTGTGGGATCAGTCATAACAGTCATTACGAACTCAACATCAAAGAAAAAGGTTCAAGTGGTTTACTAAGCACTACTTGGATGGTGGTCGTCGATGGCGGTGACATTGAGGGCATTATCCGTAACACTGAGAAGAAACTACAACTGATCAAACTGTTAGATGAGTTTACTCAAGAAATGGAAGGGTACAGTTACTACGGTAGCAATCCTGGTATCAGCACCGACGATTATGGAGATGTTGCTGATCGTATTCTAGATTTGTTGAAAGAAAATAGCCCGTTGCAACGGTTCAGTCAAAGTGATATAATGATAAAGCATTAATTGGAGAAATGGTATGATGATACAACGTAATGAAATAGAGAAGTCCCGTGCGGCAGTACTTCAAGAGATTGCTGATGGTGTTGAGCCGGTTGACCTTCAAGCTAAGATTGATCTGGCTGACCTGTCTGAGTTGAACGCTAGGATTAAGTCACTAGCGAATCAGCCCGTCACTAGCGCGACCAATGTGGCATATGAGAAGGCTCTTCAAGAGCGTATCGTGCTTCGTAATAAAATGGCTTGACTTGCCTTTCTAAGCAACCCAAACTCTAATAGGAGAGCGTATCATGGCTAAAGAGCCGGCGAAGTATGAAAGAAAGAAGGTTCGTAAACCGCGAAAGCCTATGACAGCTGAGCAGAAGGCGGCAGCGACTGAGCGTTTGCGATTAGCGCGAGAGAAGCGAGCAAAGGATAATCCGCCAGAATACAAAAACATCCACCCGACAGTACTCGCCTTGGATAAGGACGACCCGCTTTCAATGGATCGAGTTAAAGACTGGATCAAGACTCAGCGAGTCATCATCTCTGAGGAGCGCAAGAATCTACGCAACGGAATAAAGGGATCTGAGGCGAAGGTCGCTCGGGCCGAAGGATACGCACGCCAGATGCAACGCTACCTTGAAGACAGCGTATGGACGGACGGTTTCTATGGAGAGCATGGTACGCTACGCATGAATCAAATCTGTACTACACTAGCCTATGAAGCGAATGGCGATCCTAAAAGAACTTATGGTGTTTTCTATCCAGACCTCGGTTATGTGTATGGCGTATCTGAAGAGCGTGGTGGTAAGCCAGAGTATCACCCTGAACCTGAACCTGAATCGTCACTAGAGGAATTCTTATGAGCAAGGTACTTGATATGACGAGTAGACTCAAGGCGCGAGACGCTGTCGTGGAGCCAGCCGTTGAAGAATTTAGCGAGTACAACCAAGAGACCGAAGATATCGTGGAAGGATGGATCGGATCAGTACTTGAACAGATGGAGGAGCTTGAGCTTGGGGACGATAGCGTTGAGTTCAGCCGTGACTTCATCTTCATGACTGAGTCATTGCGTTCTCTGGTGTATCGCAGTCGCAGTACTGATCACTTCATACAGCAAGTGGCAGATACTATGATCGACGTCAGCTACGACCCAGAGACTGATATGATTGAAGGTGTGTGGAATTTTGATAATGGCCCCTCTATTAAGTATTCGAGCGGCCCAGCTGATGATGATGAGGAATGAGAGCACATAAAGCTTTACTTTCCACTGGTTATAATATATAATAGTATATCTAATTAAATATGAGTAGTACATAATGATTCTCTTAGATCTCAATCAGGTAATGATCTCTAACATGATGAAACAGTTGGGGATGAGCGGCCAAGCTTTCGACGAGGGACTCGTACGGCACATGGTGCTGAACAGTATCCGCAGCTATAAGTCAAAGTTCACTCAAGACTATGGCGAGCTTGTCATATGTTGTGATGACCGCAACTACTGGCGCAAGGATGTTTTCCCTTACTACAAGGGACACCGCAAGAAAGACCGCGAGAAGTCTACGATCGACTGGACGGAAGTCTTTACTTCACTCAATCGCATTCGCGAAGAACTGAAGGAGTACTTCCCATATCGCGTAGTCCAAGTCGAGCAAGCAGAGGCGGATGACATCATCGGAGTAATCACTAATCGCTTTGGTGCGTATCTGAATAATGCTACGACTGAGCGAATCCTCGTGCTGTCAGGTGACAAGGACTTTGGTCAGCTTCAGAAGTTTGCCAACGTTGATCAGTATAGTCCTGTTCTAAAAAAATTCATCCGCATTACAGATGCGAGAAGATTTCTTAAAGAGCATATCATGCGCGGGGATCGAGGGGATGGTATCCCAAATTTTCTTTCTTCTGATAGTTGTATTATGACGGGCGAAAGGCAAAAGGCGCTCGCTACTAAGAAGGTTGAAGCTTGGATTGATAAAGACCCTAAAGACTTTTGTGATGAGAACATGCTACGGAACTACAAGAGAAACGAACTGCTTGTTGACCTTGATATGGTGCCGTCAGAACTTCAGTCAAAGATCGTCGCAGCGTATGAGTCATATGAACCTGCCAAGAAGCGTGGCCTTTTGAATTACTTCATCAAGTTTAAGTTGAAGAACCTCATTGAACATATTGGCGACTTCTAATGCACCAACAAACCTTAGATTTACGCGATAGATTCTCAGAGCAATTGAGTCTCAACTTAGATGTTCCTGAGAATATGTCGAACAAACAAGTACTGCCTAGCGGTCTAAATACATGTAATATTAATATTAATGATGGAACTTATAATATTGGATCGTATATTACTGTGAGTAATTGTGACGGATATGAGGCGGCGAGGATAGACAATACAGGACTCAGTATTAAAGTAGAAAACAAGACTTGGCTAAAAACTAAAGTTGCTAATTGGATAGGAGTGAAGTATCTATGATGTATTATGTATCAAGTGCTGATCGAAGATTGGGAGAATACTCTGACTTGAAATCAGCGCTTGCCGCTATGGAGTATTACACCACCGTTGGCGGTTATAAAGCAGTTGTTGTTGAGATGGCATCATAATGGCTAAGAAGTATATCCACGTGAATCAGCATAAGATTCGGGCTAATTTAAAGAATGGAACTGACGAGCCTGTCATCACAATCAAAGAAGGCAAAAGTAATAAATACTGTCATAGTGTGGAAATACTTGGGCCAAGCGTGCTGAGATATTCTGAAACTGATAAACCCATTTTATCGTGCGGCGCACGAGTGGTAATTGAAACTGAATCAGAAGTGCTGGCGCATCTTCGTGAGGAAATGATATGAGCAGTAAGAAATACAACACCTTCCATGAGATCTTTGAACAAGTGGACAAGGCTAGGACCAAGAAGGAAAAGATCGCAGTGTTACACAAATACAGCAGCGCAGCCTTGAAGACTGTTCTTGGTTACACATATGATCCAGGAGTTATATGGTTGTTGCCGGAGACGAACCCTCCTTACACACCATTGCCGGCGAACGCTGATCAGGAAGCCCGATTGATCTCTGAGTTGAAGAAGATATATCTGTTCGTAGCAGGGCCAACCGACACACAACGTAATTTGAAGCAAGCAAAGCGTGAGCTCTTGTTCATCAACTTGCTTGAAGTGATTGATCCGAGGGACGCGCTCGTTGTTCTTGGGATGAAAGACGGCAAGCTGCCGTATAAAGGGTTGACTCGCAATCTAGTCGCCGAGGCATTCCCGAACATGTCAGCCAACTGGTGAAAGGAAGATAGATCCTTATGGGCAGTAAAATTAAAAAGCGATTTAAACAGTATACCGAAGAGAATGAAGACTTTGCTTCGAAGAAACGCCTGAAGAAAGAATCCAGGCACAACTTCAAGGTTGCTCTTGAGAATTCAATTGAGAATGAAGATTGGGATGAAATAGATGGAAGCGAGCATAGCGTTCATAATAGGTAATGGCCCGAGCCGCAATCAGATAGACTTGAATAGTTTAAGCAGTTTCGGAAAGACGTTTGGGTGCAATGCGTTGTACAGAGACTTCCAGGGATTGGATTACCTAGTCGCAATTGATGATGGTATGATTGATGAGATTGATGCAAGCGTCAGGATAGGCGTTTGTAAGTCTGAGGCGATATTCCCCCCTGAAGAAGAGCAGTATGAATCGGCGGAGTATAATCCATTCCAGAGGAGACGTTCGAATGCTGGGATGAATGCTATGTTGGAGGCAGTTCGGCGAGATCATAATATCCTGTATTGCCTTGGCTTTGATTTTATCCTAGAGGGTTCGGCTTCAGTTGCCAATGTATATAAAGATACCGCTAACTATGGGCCGGAGACTCACGCCCACGAGAGTGATAACTTCTACCGAATCAAATACTTTGAGTGGTTTGCTCGGAAATATGATCAGACCACATTCGTCATGGTTATCCCCGATGGTACTGCTACAAAGAAAGTCGACGCTGATAATGTTGTAGGTATGCCGGTGTCGACCTTCCTCCAGAACCTCGAACACTAAATATAAGACGAACCCACCATTAAGGAACCGCACATGTCCATAGAATGGATGATCATCTTCATGGGAACTATTGCTGCTTGCGCATACTTCTCTTATAATGCTGGAGCCGATAGCGCCGTAGAGGATACTGTTGAATCAGTACTCAATACTCTAGCGCAGGCCGACCTCATCGACGTTGACGATGAAGGCAATATTAGCTCTCACAAATCGAAAGATAACTAAAATAAAGCTTTACATTCTTCCTGGACTATAGTATAATTAACCTTTAGATTGAGGTGATATTATGTCCAGGCGAGCAATGCAAATGTCCAACCGAAAAGCTTTAATGCAAAGAAGAACTGCTTTCGCGGCGAGCCAAGCCAGAGCTAAAGAACTAGAGAAGCAAAACGAAGGACTCTTCACTCGTAAGAGTTTATCCAAACCCTCCGCATTTAAAGAGCTGACTGCCAACACTGGATACGTCAGAGAGACTCGAGAATACCCATCAAATAACGCTACTGGAGGAAACACAGAGCCTTCTAAGCGGTTCTATGTCAACAGTCCTAACCTAGTCATAGGTCAAGCATACAATAAAGGAAACCTCGTCGTGTTGACGAGAGATGAATCAAACGATCCCCGCACGGGCAAGAGGAGATAAGCATGAGCAT